ATTCAACCATTGTAAGGTCAACCTCGGCACGGCGTCTTCCATGGAATGAGAAAAGAACTTTACTCATGACCTGCCTCTATTTCAATTTCTTCTTTTGAAGGCCACCGTTCTTGGGCTGATCCTTCTTACCCTTCTTCTCGTCCTTCTTCTCCTCAACCTTCTTAGGCTCTTCCTTCTTGGGTTCTGCCTTGGGAGGTTCTGCCTTCACAGGCTCAGGAGCATAACTGTGAACAACGTTGAAGTCTTTCATTCCTTCAAACGATTCAGCAATTCTCTTAGATCGGACTGCCGTAGGGTGGTTGAAGAGAAATTTATATCCCTTCCCAGTATAGGAGCAGCCACCAGAATAGGTGACAGTTGCTTGGACCCATTTTCGATCAGACATCTTGTTCCCTTTCTTTAGCTATAAGCCCCTCCCCCCTACGCTCAATAGGCGTCCTAGGGGGAGGGGTGAAGCTAAGGGTCAATTGAAGACCCGATCAGTTCTACAGGCTAGGATCGGCGATGTTCTTAACCAGAACCATCGCGTCAGTATTCTCAACCTGGCAACAAACACTAACCGTGATCGCGAACTCATTCACACTCTTGTAAATGTTACGATCCCGCTCAATGCGAATATCCATCCCAATACCAACAATCAGGTTGTTGGGGTTGGTCAGCATCATCTTGCCACGACTATCGTAAGTCGCCTTGATGGTAGCACCGGAACCAATAGAACCACCTGGGGCAGCCAGACGAGTCCACGTACCAGAGGCGAGGACCTCGGTATAGTCAGTCGCTAGAGCAAACGCAGTTGTGGGAATGCTAGCGAGGGTCGTGGGAGCGATCACGATGTTGGAGACAGGCTCAAAGCTGAGCTGAGTAGCCGTGGTGCCATCGGTATTCGCAACGCTGTTCTCAACCGTCTGCGGGTTGGCAGACAGCAGGGGAACGGGCATCATCTCAACACCAAAGGGGGACAGGTTGTTGACCGACTGGAGAGCGTTGTCGCCGAGGGGAGTAGCGCGACCGCTAACTTCCTCACGATAACCTTGCTCGTGGTCGGGGGAGAGCAGGAACTTGATGAGGTTCCGATTCTTGCGGAACTTGGTCGGCATGGCCAAGATCGCTTTGTTGAACACGGCACCGTCGAGGGCGGCATTACCACCATCAACAACGTGACCGGCCTCGGCAAGCTTCAGGAAGCCATCAAACAGGCCAAGGTATGAGTCCTTGACATACTGCGTGGAACTACCACCGTCGAGAATCGTCGACTCAAGAACGGCGGGCCCGAGGGAATTACCATTGAGCCAAAGCTCGTCGAGGTCATTGGCAAGCTGAGTAGCCATCATGCGAATGATGTGATCCTCAACGTCGTCGCCTTCAATATTGAAACGCTGGAAGGTGTCGCTGATCTCGAAGGGCACCATGATGTCCTTGGGGAGCAGGCTAACCTTGCTGGTATTCACGCCACGGCGCACACCAGGATCAACAGCCTCAGCCTTGGGAACCGCAACGCGATTACCAACACCGATCTTGTCGATGTCAAGCTGGTCAGGACGAAAACGCACAAGGCGAGACATGTTCTTCAGAACAGACTCGTCAATGACGTAGTCGATAAAACGATTGGACTGCTCTGGATTCAGTTTACCAGCACTGGCGAGTTCCGCAGTTGTGATGGCTGCCCGATCCAGGAATTCTTGGTTGTTCATCTCTTCATTTCTCCTTGGTTTAAATCCGAATTTCCTGGTTACTCTAGTTTGGCTCCAGTGACGCCGCCCCAGAAGGGCGCTGCGCGCTCCTCAGTTTCTGGCTCACTATTGTCATCTTCTGTAGAAACGTTGGAGGGTGTACCAGGAATTTCTTCCACGGTCTCCATACGCTCTTCAACTTTTTCGAGACGCTCTCCGAGCTTACCGACCTCGGATGTCACATGCTCTTTCATACCTTCCATAAGAGTATTCATAGCACGCTCAACCACCTTTTGCAAGTCGGCCTCTGATGCAGCCTCAACCGCAGGGGTGGCAACAGCCTCCTCTACAGGCGTCTCTGCGGGTACCTCGGCCTTGGGCTCCTCTGCAGGTGCCTCCTCCGCCTTGGGCTCCACAGCCTTCTCTTCCACCTTCGGCTCCTCGGCCTTTGTCTCCTCTACGGGAGTCTCTTCAGCCTTGGTCTCCTCGGGGGCCTTCTCTTCCTGAGCTTTCTTTTCTTCAATGCTCACGGCATCCTCCTGTTGGCTCGGGGTTGTTTCAGGCCCCTCAGCCTTTGTTTTATCTTCATCAGACCTTTCTTCTTCGGTCTGAACAACATTGTAAGTCTCTCCACCAAGTTCTAGCTTGCCAGTCTTATCTTTAAAGGCCTCTGGTGCCATCGCTCTTCTAGCCATCAGTTCCTCCGGATCTGCACTGCGAACAGTAATGAACTTGTCTCGTGTAGCTGTACCTTTTACGGCGTCTATTTTAAAGACAAGCAACTCCTCAGCAACACTCTCAACTTCAGGTTGTTCATCAATCTTTTGTTGACGAAGGGCAATTAGATCGTATTCAGGCATTTGCTGGCCTCTTTACTATTGCAGCTTCAAAGCTGAAGCCATCCAGCTCACCACGCTTAACACGCTCCCACAATGCTTCGTCTGTAAAGCGGAAGGTAAGCATCCATGCACCCTTTGGAACAAACTCACCATCGATCACTTGGTCGTTTCTGACTATCCAATCTTCCATAATTCTAACGGTGTCGTTATAAAGGATGGGTCTTTTCAAATCATCCTTTTCATGGTTGATACCAGTATTCCTGAAATTCAAAGAAAATTCTCTTTGGGCATCTACGATCAAATGTTCAGGAATTTGTAGACCTCTAACGTCTACGTTGATTGGGTCAGCTACGATACCAGTAACCTCTCGAAGTTCTTCGTTCCGTTCAATGACCTGGAACTTTGACCTGGAGGACTCTGTGGCAAACTTAATCATATTAACCGGCAATCATACCGACTGTCACAGCACCACCAGTACCAAGAACGGTCTCTGCATTCGCAGCATCTGCTTTACTGTGGACAGCAGACTTCGCAGCATGAGCAACGTATGCGGCCTTCCACTCAGCAACCACTGCAAGAATATCTTCATATTCAGAAGCCGTTCCAGCAACCACCTCTGTGTCTGCATCAAAGTGGTCGTCAGCATCTGCAAAGTGAGTGTTCGCAGTAGCTTTCAAACCATTGACCAAAGCAACTGAAGTTGTCTCGGTCGTAGCAGCAGTTGTACTATTCGCAGTGCCAGCACCAGGGTGAGATCCCAAGTTAGCAATGTGTGCATTGAGGTCAGTCTTAAACTCATTAATCTCAAGTTCAAGTGCAGTCTTCTGAACACCACAGTCTGCTGCCGTAACAGCGTCTGCCACTCCAGTTCCACCATGGACTCCGCCACCAGTCAATATGATGTGAGCATTGAAACCAGTGGTATTCTTGAATTCATTACAGAAAGTAATCAACGTATCCCAGTCAGTAGGGTCTGGCGCAGCAATAGTATTCGTCGCATCAGCACCACCATGAATTCCACCAGCAGTGTTGGCAATATGGGTCGTATACTTGGTCCTAAGATTAGACCCAAGAGCAACAGCAGTAGTTAGATCTGTAGCTGGGTAAGCTTCTGTAAGGATGTCTGCAACACCAGTTGCCCCATGAATACCACCAGCCAGATTCACAATATGGATATCGTACTGTGTTGCTTCATCGTTAAGCAATGTCAAAATGTCAGCGGTTACATCCGTGGCAACAGGAGACCCAATCACATTAGTTGTGTCAGGGGCGGCATGAACACCAGCAGACCCACGATGGTTGTTAAAATTAGCAACCAATGAGTCAAGTTTCGCCTGTTGTGCAGCAGAACGAACGTTCAACGCATTCAAGTCAGCAATGATCTGACGAATGAAGGCTTCCAGGCTACCATTGCCCTCACCAGTAATACCATCCCCACCGTCATAATGGCTATCTGAAATTGTCTGGGTCATCTTCTATCTCCTTGGTTTCTTTTTGACCTTAAGTTCATGCTCTTTTTACCTAATTTTCGGTGTCTTGTAAAGACCTAACCATAATTCTAGTCGCATCCACCGGAGATCGCGGGCTAGGGTGCGGCGGGTGGCTCGTTTGGTTAGGGTGCGGGGCATGGTGCTAGGTGGGCTCGACTTCGTCGACCTTGATATTGCAGTGATAGAAATTAGGATTAGACGAGGTGGTGCAAGCCAGCGTTCCTGATACGCATGACCAAGCGATCCCAATGTCTATCGCGCCAGACGATCCCGCAGGGACCTTAAAGGAAAGACTGACGGCCGTGTTCTGGTTGGCCACGGTGTAATCCTTGCATCCCGCGATATACGTAGGCGCGGCCCCGTAGAAACCGCGCAGCCTATTTCCAGATGTGGCCGTGTTGGTGATCGAGCAAGTGATCACAACTTCCAAAACGCTCGTGGCCGATTGCTTCGGGAAGTTGCTGAACGTATGAAACGCGACGGTCGGCGGCGACGAGGTGTCCGCGGTGCTCACGTCGGCGGACAATGCGAGGGAGTCGGAGTTTATGGTCCGACCCACAATAGGTTGATAACTCATTTTTCAATCCGTTCAACCGCCGCCGCCACGGGCGAAAACTCTTGCTCCCCGCCCGCGTGCTTTGCGATGATCTTCCCGGCGCGACGGACGAATGTGACCGGCTCGTCTTGCTCGGCCTCGACGCCTTCGTGGGCGGCCAAGAGCGCGTCTCTCTGCTTGTCGGTGATGCCGCCGAAGTCCCAGCCCCGGGCATCGTCGCTCGACGTGCTCAGGCCCTTGTCATGGGCGGCGCGGAGTTCGGCGCCGAGGCTCGGGATGTCGATCAGGTTGTTTTTGCTTTTGGCGATGGCTTCGGATTGGGTGATGTTCATTGGGTTCCTTTTTAGGTGGGCTCGATTTCTTTGACCACAATCCGGCAGAATTTAACCGGGATCCCGGTAACATTTACGCTCTGAGTGCCAGCGCTTGCGCCGTATTTCACTCCAACTGTTCGCGCTCCGGCGGCGTCTCCGGTAAAACGACCAAATCCCGTGACCGCGACGGCCATGGATGCGGCGTGACTTACTAGGGACGCAACGTCATCTCCATCGGTAGAATCAACATATGGCATAAACCGACCCAGGCCCCCGGCGCCACTGTTGGACGTGCCGATATACGTGGTGATTTCCAGAAATGACGTGGATGTTAATTTAGTGAATGTGTCACTATGAAGGACCACGGTGGGCGGATTTGAGGTGTCCGCGGTGCTGACGTCACTAGCTAAAGTGAACGTCTGCGACTGCGTGAGGGTGCCCTTGATTGGAAAGTAACTCATGCGATCCTCTACGTCTGGAACTTAACGTCCAGATAAACCTGTTGAATTTTCACGGTGCTCAAAACGACGTAGATCCCCTCGGACCCAGCGCCCAAAACCAGGTGGTCGATCGCCGTTGATTTGCTCGTCCCTTTTTCGCCGGGCTCAGCCCACACGGGGGAATCGCCCGACGTCTTAGTCACCGTCCAAAGCACGACCTCTTGGCCGTCGGCTTGAAGGTGATTGATCGAGACCGTGATGGACCAACCGGCGGACTTTGGGACGTATTCGAGGCGAACGCCCTTGACTAGGAAGTCTTGGTTATTGGCGTCCCAATAGCGGGCTTTCCACACCTCAAGGGTGGACGTCTTGCCGCCTTCGACGATGGTGATATCCGGATCGTCTAACCACTTTTTCGAGGACTTGAACCACCCTGTAGCGGCCACGACGATGTCCTCAGTATCGCCCGGTGTGGTGGTCCCGGCCGTCTCATCAACGCTCGTCCCTGTGATGCGATACGTGAACGGGAACCCGGACCCGGCCGTGACGTTGAAGATCGCCTCGGAGTTGTACAGCGGTGCCGCCGTGGTGAGGGTGCCGCCGCTGTTGAGTAGGGTCGAGCCGTCGACCTGTGAGCGGTGGCCGACGATCGCGATCGTGCCGTCGACCGGGTCGCCCGCGCCGAACACGAGGGCATCGGTTTCGCCGTTGCCCGGGACGCGGTGCCACTCGCCATCGGCGCCCTTCCAGGCCTTGTCGTGTTCGAGCCAGAAGGTGTGGCCGTCGAGGTCGGTTGTCCCCGAGCCGCTGCTTTCAAAGTTGGCGCCCATTGGGTAGGCGTCACCCGTGGCGAGGGTCGGCGTGTTTGTCGCTGGATCCCATAGGCCGTGGCATGCGTTGAAGCTTGCGTCAGATAGCTGGCCATTGGCCAGGGCATGGGTCGACGGCGTGTGTTCGTCACCGGCGAGGGCGTGGGGGACCTTGTAGCTCATGAGGGCCCCCTAGACGATGCCCCAGGTCGTGCCGTCAGTCTCGAAGGTGATGCTCTGACCGTCCACCGTCAGGGTCGCCGTGGCTGCCCCGTCAATGTTCGCATCGCCGTCGATCGTGATGGTGTTCGCGGTGGCCCCAAGGCCCCAGTCCTTAACCGTACAACGCCAACCATCCCCCGCAGTCGCCACGGCGGGAAGTGTCACAGCAATCACGCCGGCCCGGGCGCAGCGTAGCAAGCGGTCGGTGACCAAGACGTTGTATGTCGCCCCGGTTACATCGGTACCGGACTTGCCATCCGTAGTCTCGAACCAAACGGCTGCGGCATTTGTATTGTCCAGGCATACATAGGCTCTCTTGGCAGTGACGTCGATCCATTTCGAGCCAGGCTCGTAAGACAGATCCAGATCGTCGTTCACCGTCGGAGCGATGACTGCCGTGTAATTATCTAATCTTATTCCCATTGGGTTCCTTTGTCATACATTTGGTGACGGTGCGGGGCATGGGGCTAGGTGATGGTCAACAAGCGTATTTACGCCAGCGGGGGGCCTGATACGACGCCCCACACGGCTGCCCCCGGGGAAGCATCAACGCACGAATATATCACGGCCTCCAAAGTTGGGGAATTCCAGCCCCAGGAGATCCACGTAGACCCCTCCGCGTACCCCGCGCTTGAATCATCGCTAGCGCCGGGCCTATCATCGAGCATCAGTGTACTGATCACATTTACGGCATCGACAGCACCATGCACCGCACCTGCAGTCAGTTGTCTGTGCTGTGAATATGTGTTGTCCATGTGGCTGGACTGCGCCACGGCATCGCTGATATTGGTTATCGCCACTGGCACGTATGTATTGTCCGCAGCACCATGCACACCACCTGCAGTCAGTACGCGGTGCGCGTTGTGCTTCGCAACATGATCGTCATGCAGCGCCATCGCCTCGGCCAGTGTCGTAGCCGGATTCGTCACTGCGATTGCATTGGTATTGTCCGCAGCGCCGTGCACACCACCCGCGGTCAGTACGCGGTGAGCTTCGTACATCGCTGCAGAGTCATTCACCTTCGCGATGTAGGCCGCGAGAGGGAAGGTGGTCTTGTTTTGGACGGAACTCCCGCCCTGCGTCGTCTCCGTCCAAACCGCAGTACCGTTGCCGTTGCTCAAGCAGCGGTACTCTTTCAACGCAACAGTGTCGATCCAAATTGAGCCGGGTTCATAATTCAAATCCACATCGTCGTTGACGGTGGGGGAAATAACAGCAGTGTAATTGTTCAATCTTATTCCCATGGTAATCTCCTACACGTGATACACTGTCAAAGCTAAAATGGCACCAGCGCCAGGGTCAGCGTCCCAAGTGGCACGAATAGTATCAGCAGCCTGATATTCCACCACAAGAAGAGCATCACCGGCACCAGCACCAGCTACAAGTTGCGAATATTGGATGACGTCCGTAGCCAAAATACCAGTAACATGAAAATCCTCGAAAGCCGCACCACCAGAAGTGGAAACACTGCGAGAGACGTAAAATGGAATCATACCCTGAAGCTGGAAGAAATTAGCCAAAGCGGAGAATGGCATCGGATTCCAAACGGTGCCTGAGTGGTCGTATGTCATGACCAAGTCACCAAGGAAAGAGCCAGTAAGGATCGAGGCAGTGACCCCATTAACAGGAACGACAAAGGTCCAGGCCCCAGCACCATCAGCCGTGGCAACACGGCCCTCCATACCCACGAAACTTCCGGCAGCGGCAGCATCCACCACGGTAACGCGGGTGCCTGCCGGCACAAATCCGCCTGCATTAGATACCAGAGTCACCCAAGTCGTGCCATTCCACTCTTCGATGTCACCATCTACCTTCGTTGCCCAGTTGAGCACCACACGGGTCTCACCCATGTTTGAACCAGTAGGATCGGCGGCGGCCTCATCGGAATCATCGATCAGCCCAATACCGTTGATGGCCGGAATCCGTGCCATGTCAGCAATGTCTGCAGAAGCCACAACCACATCGCCAGTTCTACCAGCAACACTTGTGACGACATCGGTATTGTCGATCTTCTGCCACACGGTTCCGTTGGAAACGCGCCAGTCACCGACCTCCCAGTCGTTAATGGTATCAACCATCGTAGTACCGGCCACGTCCACGATCCACACATGACCCTTGTTAGCCGATGCAGCCGCAACCCAGGCGGGAGTGTTAGCATTGGCATTCCAAGCACCCTGGTAAGCTAATGGACCATCAACAATATCAAGAGCATCAATAGTAACTAATGCTTTTTGAAGTTCGTCATCTGCACTACTCAAATTATTGGAGAAAACAGTGGCATCAACATCCACACCCTCAGCACCAGAATCTTGCTTTTGTTCAATGGCCAATAAAGAAGAATATATCTCCCTAGCCTCCTTGAGACTCCCACCCAAGTTGATAAAATCCCTATATGTCAAGCCAGCAATCGTCATCTCAAAACACCTTTTCCTTCAATGAGTCAACTAACCGGATGAAACCTTTTTTCATGGCGGTCAATATTTTTCTCACCCTTGTCTTCCAACTTGTCAAACTTACTGTCTATCTGACTGTCTATCTCTTGCCTAAGCTTACCGTTGAGCTTTGCAAGTTGAATCTGAGTATCACTATTGTTCTTGACTTGAGCATCTTTAATCTCTTGAAGCGTAATTGTCATGGTCTCCATACGCTCTCCACCCTTGTCTAAAGCACCTTGAACACCAACCAACTTTGTCTCCACTATCTCATGTTGGGATCTACATATCTCTGGAGTAATTGTTGAATTCCCATCATTGGGAAGTTGTTCTGGTTGTCCATTCTGAGAATAACGGTTAACAACTGCCTGCCCACCCTTCCACAACCCCAACCCTGTTAAAATGGAAACCAATGTTCCCACTCCGTTTATGAGTTGGTCTGGCATAAGAATCCTTTCAATTGATAAACATTCAATCTAATTGTTGAAGTGTGTTGGGCAGGCCGATCCGGGAGTAGGTCCCGGGGCTAGTCGCATACCACGGAAGTCCCTGTGCAGTGTGCAGCGGGTGGTGCGTTTGGTGATGGTGCGGAGCATTACCGGGCGCGCTCCACTGCCACCTTGGCGGTCAACTCCCGCCGCTTACCGTCGGGCATCGGGATATGGATCGAGCCGTCGGAGTCTACCTCTACCATGACCCGCTCGGGTCCCGGGGGCAGAGGCTCGCCGGTGTGGGCTTCAACCACAGAATCCACGTCGGCGCCACTGGGCATTGTCTTGGATACTGAATCTGTGGCCACCGTGTAAACCACCCGCGGGTCTATGTACCCGGCGGCAGTTTCTTCTCCGGTTTCGGGATCAAACTCTGCTGGGATTCGCGAAGGGCCGCGCGCCGTCAATGATCCGCCACAGGACTCCCGGATGCTCTCACCAAGTGCCGAGAAGTCAACAGACCCTTCAGCCTCAAATGAATAGGATCCGTCTTCGTTTTCTTTTCTGTTCTTTATCAGCATTCAACACCTACACAATCTTTTCGTCGACGAGGATGTTGCAGTATCGCCAAGCCACCGTTACCGGCTGAACGGCGGCCTCTCCGGATATCTTTGCTGCAAAATAGACAGTGACATCATGCGCCCCGGCAGATAGTCCCGATACCCTGTCTGTTAAAGCGTTGCTTTCAGTCCTATACGTTGACGCAGACGTTCCCTCTGTCATGGCGTATTTCACCCCGTCAACGTCGATCTGATAAAGCATCCCTGACAGGGCAATCGAACTTCGACCAGAAATGTCGATCGAAATATCAAGAACAGACCCGGCCAGTAGCTTCACGTATTCAAAGGTATGAAGCTGGACCGTGGGCGGATTATCAAGATTCGTGGTGACGACGTCAGCGGCGAGTTTACTGAAGCTTGACTTAACAAGAATTCCTAAAGATAGCGCATCCATCGTAGCAAGCGCTGCCTGCACATCCGTATCGGACCCGCTAAGGTTGCCGGAAAATCCGGAAGCATCGACGCCCTGCTGTAGCGCTTTTCTATAATTGGTCATGATCTACTCCTAGCTGAACACGACGCTGATATGGGAGATCACAAGCCCGGTGGTCAAGGTATCAGAGCCGTCGGTGCCTTCGCGCCACACCTGAATCTGGTACGTCGCTCCCGCCGTCAGCCCCCAGAAGCCTATGGGGTCACTCCCGGGAGATTCATCGTCCCAATCTTCGTCTGCTCCAAGGGATACACCTCTGAAGACCCCGCTGGCCCACGCCCCCACACCTCCGTACATCAAACGGGTTGCCATGCGTACAATCGCTGTGCCTCCCACCGCAGTTTCCCCGCGAGCGAAAAAGCGCCATTGCGCGGTGGTGGCGCCTGTCGGGATGTCGACAGCAAACCCGAACCCTGTCGAGGCAGCATCGGGTAATAGCACGACGGGGATCGCTGCGTTATTCGTGTCCGTGGTGATCGCAGCGACGTTGGTAACGTGCCAATCCGCATCGTCGCCGACCTGCCACACTTCTGGCGGGAAATTAAACTGCTGCGGCAGTAGGCCGCCCAGCGTCAGCCCGTCGATGGTATCCAGCGCCGTCTGCGCATCCACATCCGCAGCGCTAAGGTTGCCGGAGAACGCACTAGTATCCACAGCCACGATATCAGCAGGATGCCCACTGGTGGCAAGGTCGGGCAGCCCGCCATGAAGAGACGTGGCAACGCCAGAGCCAGGCGTCGTGCTCACCTTGCGGAAGTCCGTTACACTATCGATCCGACTTTTCTTGGTGCCCGCGTATGTACTCTTGGTCCTGAAAATAATCCGGTGAAGAGGGTGAACCTCCGCACTGAATAACCCGGACAAATCCAGATCAGTCCACGCAGCGGCTTCAGCATCAGCGGCCTTGTCGTAGTACGCCTGCCCTTGAATGACGACGATTGGATTGATCGCGAAATTTGTGATCGCGAACCAGTACACACAGAATTTATTATCTGGTGTTTCTGTCTGACTCCAGGTGCCAGCAGTGTTCAAATTGTAGTACAGGCGTCCGCCACCAGTCTTCATCCACAATTCAAGTGCTGAATCCCACGTCCACTCCGCTGCGGCGCCGTCTCGATAGAACGTCTCGAATTGCCCAGGATCATTCAGGAACTGCTCCCATAACCCGCTTGGAGAAATGGCATGCGTGGGAGTGATTTTGATGTCTTCATCTGAAGCATCACCTGTTCCGTACCCGACGGTAATCCCAGCATCAGACTCCAGGCCAATAGTGTAACCGGAGATCTCTAAACCGTTGCCCACCAGCGTACCGATATTCGTGTGGTGGCGCTCGTGGTCACGATTGTTCAGTTGTGCAGTGTGGGCCTCCCACAGAATCTTGCCCTGAGCCTTTGTCTTGTCCCAGAAAACAATCGCCAGTTTAACCGCATCGCCAGAGAAGTCCCAAGGCGTCTGTGACGCTACAAGCACGTCACTACTATTGAAAGTAATGAACCACGCCCCATACGTATCCGCGATCTGAATAGTTGGGTTATCTGTTTTTACCACACGATTGGAGTCGCGATAATACGTGTAGTCCCCCCCGGTTCTAATCAGGGTCATGGTTCTGTCTGGTGTGGCGTCAGACCATTGCAGATTGAATTCAGCCACGGGATCGACAAATCCGTTGGGGTCCTTGGCTGCGGCGTTGACCAGCGGGACCGGCGCCAGCTCACCAATGGCGTCAGCGACGACAGTGGCCACAAGGCCAGTGTCGGTTGGGTCGTAAGATATAACCGCCGCCCCTTCTCCACCTGTGTCGAATCCCAGCCCATCAACCAGAAGAGGTTGGGTCACACTCACAGATGCTGACGGGATATTAAAATTCGTCAGTGCAGTGAACCCGGTGAGCCCCTTGAGCGAATTGGATTTTAGATCGCAGTTGGAGCCCGCCATGAAGATGAACAAAGTCCCGCCAGGGTCACCACCAAACACCTCGACGGTGCCGTCTCCCATCTCAACCTTGGACCCAGCCATTGGCGCCCATACTGCACCATTAGGGATGGTAACAAGCAGGTCTGCTCCAGCGCTGCTTGTGAGAATGGTGAAAGTCCCCACGGGTGTGATCGTCAAACCAGCCGGCGCCGTCATTGGGGCGGTCGTAGCCTCATTCGCGATGGTGATATTGTCGCCAAAGCTGGCAGGGATCGTATCAAACGAGGCACCATCTTTGATGGTGATTGTGGACGGTGCCTCAACCTTGGTGGTCCAATGCACGCCAGTCGCCCGATATGGCCCACCAGCCGGGATGTCGCACGCCCCGATGAACACGCACTCAACAGGGTATCCAGCCATGGCCACTGCGGCAGCGTCGACTTCGGCCCAAGTCTTGTAGACGTTGCCAGCCGTAGCGCCGACGGCTGGGTCAAAGATAATTGTATTATCGGGATACTGGGGGTCTGCTGCCTTGCCAGGGAGGTCCTCTATACTAAGAGTGGTATGATCCGCCTTCTGATAAATTGTTCCATTGAAAACAATCCAATCTCCAACAGCCCAGTCAGACACACCATCAATTGTAGTGGTTCCGCTTACCCCGACAACCCAAAAATATCCAACAACACCAATACTAGATACAATTGTTGGAGTGTTCGTATTTGCATTCCACGTTCCTTGGTATGTAAGGGCACCCAAGGCACTAGGGTCTAAAGGCTCCCATTCACCAGAAACATTGTCATAAACAAGAATTTGACCATCGGTAGGTGGAGTTATAGAAATTGGGGTTCCACCCAATGTGGAACCACCGCTACCTCCTGAGAATCCCATTATCCCTTCCTCGCAATATAGGCAGACACATCGATAGCAGCGGTCCCAATAAGATTGAGGGTGTCCCCAACCCAACGGAATTCTGGAGTGTCAACAGAAAGGGCTGCCCAACTCAATGTTGGAATCACAATTCCCTTATTCAGTTCTGCTGGAGCACCCTGTTGCATGAAAACAGTTCCACCACCAAGATTGTACAGGTAGACAAGAATAATCTTTGGATCCTGTAAAACAAAGATGTCACTCGTACCTGTAACTGCAAAAGTGTCAATCTCTGGTGTGGGCCAAATGTCGCCTTGAGCCATTTTGAACCTCCAAGCCTAACTAGGCTCGTGCAATTGTGGATCTTCACAATCCGTGATACGGTGGAAGTGCCAACCCTGCGTCTGCCAAATCCGGTGTGTTTCTAATCTGGTCAACAGTCATCCAAGGACTGATGTTTTTAAATTCTTCTGGACTATTGGCATTAGCCAAAGCAGTGAATGTGTCCATCCCCTGCTGAACTGTAAAAGTCCTACCATTCATATTCCTACAAACTTCCGAGGTTCTGTTGTCTAAAACTGCAACGACCTCATAACGTTCAATTCTTGCTTGACTCATTGAAATTAAACTAGAATAATTGATCGCCCTATTTGTTAGATTGGCAGTCAAAACCTTAGAGTAATTCCTTTCATTGCCATTAAACCTCCCGGGGACATTTTTGGCAAATTTCGTATGGCCACCGGCGAGTGCAAGTTCTTGTCTAACCACTGGACTTAAAGCACGAGAAGCTGCATTTCCAGTCAATTCTTTCTCAATTGCAACTTCTCTAGCTACTGCGGCAAGCCGTTCAGACATCTGATTATTATAGAGGCCGTTGATCCAAAACACTGGCTCCTTTGCAATTGTCCTAATCGCAAGGTCGTCAATGTCATCTACAACAAAATCAACTTTTAAAACATTCGAGATACGACGCTTAACAACGCGGTATGCGCTGTCTACCAGGGTGCGTAGCCTAGCGGCCTCGGCACTGGTTACGACCGCCCCCAGCCCCGCCGCTAGACCCGCCAAAGCTATGCTTACCGTAGCACCGTCTTCAAGGGTTATACCAAAGGCATCAACAGACTCATCTACAGCCCTTTGCCAGTTCTCATCAAGCAATTCTTGACCACGTCTGACAATTGGGCCAATTGCGACTTCGAGCCTTTCACCGTCTGTTTGACGGTAAAGCTCTTCGTAGTTAATCAGAGCCATTCTCAATACTTCTCAGGTAGTTATCTACCCAGTCGCCAGCACTACGTTCATCATTATTTGTTCCTGTAATTGCCCCATCCATTGCTGGTCGCCCATGGGGGTCTCCATCAAACTCCTCTGGGGGTCTCTGTGCGTTCTGAGCTTGTGCAAACTGTAGTGAGTAGGGAATATTCAGGTCAATGCCTTCTGGCATCGGTCCAAGGGTTCCTTCAAAGACATCATTCATAAGAGTATTACAACGCTCCGCATTCATGCCACCTGATCTTTCAGAAGCCATCATCATACGGACCAAAGTCTCATTGTCTGTGACATTTGGTGTTCTACTCTTAAATATGAAGAATCTATAATTCGCATCTAGCATCAAGCGGTTCATCCAACTGTCAACCGTCTCACGTTCTGGTGCGAAGATCTGCTCGTCTGCAACACGACGGCTAGTCAGTGCAGTTGCTCTCGTATAATCATCAGACCGACCGATGAACAATGGTGGGAGTCGCCATGCTTGGCGCACCTTGTCTTGGTTATTACGGTCATATTTTTGGAACATCTCGTCTGTACGTTGGGCTTCGTGCATCGACTTAACTGTGATGCTTGGGGCTCCAACTTGGCCGGGAATGATCTCATTGATGTCAGCCTCAGCTTCGAGCAAGATGAATTTGCTGTAATTTGGATCAGGGCTAACCTGAGTTTCGATCAACTCCTGTAAACGCTGGATACTTGCATCTGTCAGAGAACCATTCTCAACCATGATGAACATGCTTGGAATATGGTTGTCTAGGGAAAAGAAATTTACTTCCTCACTACGCCTACTGCCCAAAATTGAGGGGTAACGCCCAATATGGCGGGGAATACCGTAAGGAGTACGTGGCGAATAAATCTTGAAATGAATTACTTCGTTAGCACGATTCTCTCTTGGGAATTTCTTTCTATCTTCCTCTGGAACAACCTTACCATCAAGCTTGCTTATAAGTCGTGGGTCTCCATACTCCTTAAACCAAACAAGAGCTTTCCCACTACTGTCAACTTGAACGAAACGACGAAAACGTTTATTAACCGTTTTCCTCTTAATAACATATCCACTCTCCTCGTTAGTTTCAACGAGGGGAATGGTCATTTTTGTAAAATCTTCATCTTGTTTACTAAGACGCATCCACTGTGTGGGAATCTGATGGATCTCAGATGCTGTATCTTTTTTATTTTTGACGATCTCCCAATAGCCATTACCACTGAGTTCAAGGTCTCTACGCATTCGTTTGCGTAATTCAACAAGTGAGATATCAACGCCAAGAGTTGTAACCCAAGCTTCGGCTCTCCGAAGTTCTTCCTTTATGTCTTGGTTAAACTTGTCTTGGAATGCTTCGTCTGTTTCTCTTGCCCGGAACGTATGTCCGAACCCTTCAACATTGACAACCATTGCGTCAATGCACTCACGAAGAACATTGCTCACCTCTTCAAGGTAAACAAGTTCTGAGATATTATACGGAGGGGGTAAAAGTCTCTTGTCTAAATAAGTCTCTTGTTTCTCTAGAGTCTTAAGGTTTGATTCTTTATTCCCCTTTTTGCGTTCGACAGTTTCTTGAGCACCTTCGGGCTTCTTCACCCCAATGACGGTCAAGTGTGTCGGAATATTCCTCTTGCCCCCATCGGCAGTTTCTATCTCAGCTTTAAAGGGGACTCTACTGGCGAGAGTTTTGGGGGCATCACTCATTGGGAGCCTCTAGGCGCACCACCGCTCCCCCCGGAATTTACCGAGGGGAGCACATGGTGAACGATTTTCGAACACTCAAACTTATGTTTGGATGCTACTACTCGAAGGCTGCCCAGACGATGGTCTCAGCAGACGCATTGATATCTGAGTCTGCGCCAATGGTGAAGCCACGACCAGGGTCGAGATCTTCGTCAAACCGTGTCTCCTCAACAGGAATCACACCATCGGCGGCAATGAACGCTGTCGTGCCGGCAGAGAGGGTCTTCATGCCAGAATCAAGACCCATCTCATGAACCCACACTAGAAAACAATCGTCATCAATATTCTGAAGCTCAACCCTGCGAGGAGTAAACTCAAGATTGATCTTGATCAATGAGGTGGTTCCCTCAACACTACCAGTCACCATTCTTGTACCTACTGTGCTACCCATCTCGAGCCTCCTGTCCTTTTGCCTGGCCTAATTATGCCAGGCTCTTTTGTTCGCTTCTTCTTTTTCCGCTTCCGAACTTGGAAAGCAGTTCTAATTGCAATGTCAAGTGCATCGAACAAGTCGTCATAGCGACCGTTCGGGAAAGCCATAAGGTGTTCCATGAGTTCACCTTGGCGTTCTGCATTTTGGAAATAGATCTCACCACGTTCAAACCTGACCTGGAGCATCTGAGCCCGCGTCATTTTGTCTTTATCAGTATATACAGGTAACGCAGGAATGAAAGAGTAACGAGGGTCATCCTTTAAAGAAATAATTTTAGAAATCTGGAAAGCATTAGCTTCGATGCCAACTGCCACTGGTTCTGCAGTCTCACAGCGTTGCGCAATAATCTCATCTTGCCGTTTTAGAGTAACCTTTCCAGTATAATAGTCTACAACATAAATTCTACGATTCTTAGGGTCTACCCCAATAGTAACCATTGCAAACTTGTCATTCTGAGTTTTAGTTCCCACTGCAAGGTCAACACCCTGGAACTTGATCAGATTTGGTGGCAACTCACCGACCCACTTAAAGTCATCTTCGTCAAAAATAACTCCCTGTACACCAGACGGATCTTGGTTATACTGGGAATTGAAATAAATGCGACCCATACTGTCGCGCTGTTCTGTGAGCCATTCAGTGGAAAAAATCTTAGGATTATTACTCTTCTCTGTATCTGGATTAAAGGCGGGGATCAACTGGGTGGTTTTTTTAAATTTCGGGTCATTCTTGATCATGTGACCATAAAGGTCTTCTGGGTGGTATCGTGTACCAAGAATGTGAAACTCTGTCGTCTCATCTGTTACACAAGGTAGGAGAGTAGTGTAAAACCATTCAACAATCTTCTCCCTACTAAACGCAGTTCTACTATTTTTCAGAGTGACAAGGTCATCTGGGCAAATAATGTCAAAGTGACCAGAGGTTAAATTGCCGTCAACACCAGCAGTTGTAACAGTCTTCTCTTTACCAGCTTTGGTTCTACCAGCTACGTTAATGGCATTCTCATGCCATACGTCTCCCTTTAAGTCCCCAAACAGTTCAACAACCCTTGGGTGGGTAAGGATGCCCTTAATCTCAGAGAGGAAGTTGCAAGCTTGTGTGGAGGTCTCAGAAGCAAGTAGGATCCTAATATTTCTATTTTGGATGATCCTTACAGCGTTCTTTAAAATATTCCCCGCTGTAGACTTACCCCAACCACGAGGGGCTAACTGAAGAGTGTTCTTATGCTCGTTCTGGAAGTCGTCAAGGGCTAGATGGAAATCATCAAATCTATAGCCAACTTCCTCTGCTAAAATATCAACCCGGCCATCGTCTACAATGAGGGTTCTAACAAGGTCATCTCTAGCAGCACGAACGTCTTGTAGCTTTTGAAGACTGTCATCCCTACGTATCCTTTTATTTTTCGGATACTCTATCGGCACTAGGAAGCTTCCTCTTTTTTACTAGGATCGATCGTAAGTATCTTACCCTTTTTACGTCCACGATCATTCCTCGACGAAAGGGCTCTGGCTTCTCTGATTTCATTTTTAAGTGTAGATGCCAATTCGTCACGGTCCATCTCACGAGGGTCACGACCGTCAATCAGCATAACCTTGTCTGCGCGTTTAACTATGATCTCAAGTTCTTGACCGGTCTTGATGATCTTATCCATGATCTCACTCTGGGTCTTTACAGCCCCAACATAAGCTTGACCATTTTTCCAACGAGCACCCCTAAGCCCAGCTTTCAAGTCTTCAAGGTCTCTTGAAAGCTGCAACTGTCTTGAAACATATTCTGCGTAAAGCCTAATCGTACTTTTGCCAGAGATTTCATTTTCAAGAGCAATAAACGTTCCTTGCAACAACATCTCATATTGGGAATCCAATATGTCTAACTGTTCAACGATTTCTGTACGATCGGCACCACCAGCCAGTAATCTGGCAAACTGTGTTAAAAGTTCACGCCGTTCTATCTGTGTAAGTTTTCCTGGCATTAGTCCGCCCTATACGAGATGCCATATTTTTTATCTGGCTCTTGTTGTGTTGTCATAACTTCAACTGACTTTTCACCAACAACCATCACGGCAAGGGGTAATACACCATTCGTGAAACAATAATTATCCAAATCTAAAAAATCTTTCGGAAGACTTTCTTTAAAGTCGATCCTAATACTTGTGCTTGAAACTGGTGAAATCTTCAATATCATAACTTCCCTCTCATTAGAGTTTAACAGAGGACCAACCTGGTGGCAAGGCTAATCTATTGGTATCCTTGTCAGTTCAGAATCTCCAAGGCTTATTTTGAACTCAAACCCATCCTCGTCATACATAATTGAGGATTCAATATCCGAACCTGATTCTACCGCATCCACCATCTGATTAAATGCTGCCCTAATTCTAATATACCATTCAAGTTTCTTGTTTCCTATTTTAGACTGTCTTCTATAACATCTAGCACAAAACCCTTTTGCAGAATGTTCTCTGTCATCTCTACCACAAATAATACAAGAGTCTATTCCAAGTTCGGGTGCCCACCTGTCACGACATTCCAAGTAAGAATCATACCCATCACATATCTTTTCCAACTGTTCGTCACTGATCATGCAATAGCCATCTTTTTTTGCAGTGACACCCCGACGCTTTATTCTCATGTTTAATTCATCTATAATCTTCCAGACTATATAACGACCACAACCAAGTTCTCTACAAACACCACGAATCGTGTATGTTCCCTGGAAAAGATTGACCCCCATCTTTCTTGCTTTGCTTGTAATTGAAGAGATTGACCGTTCGAGCTTTTTTGAAATATATGAGACTGGCTTTCTGGCGGCATTGGAGATTAAAAAGAACTCCTCCTGTTTCGTCCACTCTTTTCTCATTTCATTAGCTCCAGTACTAGTATCCCCCACACATAACTTTACAAAAATTTGCTTTTATCGATAAAAATTATAGGAGGCAAAAATGTCAAAAGAAGAAATCGAAAAATTGCCAGAGGAAGTAGAAAACGCCCTAATGAAATTCCACATGGATAGAGTGTGTAGAACATGTGGAACTCTAATAGAAATTGAAAGAGATAACACATGCAAACTATGCAATTTAAAAGACACAGTAAAGTCTAACCTTGAATTCGTTGACACTGGGTTAATGAATACAAGGATAGCTTTGGGGATTAAATAACCCAAACTACCACCCTCTCCTTTTTTTATCCTCTAAAAATTTTTTGCTGTTTTTTTGTTTGTAGCGATACAAATATATGTAATGTGCAATAAAGCGATTACATATGCAAACAAAGTAAACCAGATGGAGGTTTGAGATGCCATGTGATTTTGTATATCAGGAAGAGAGGGAATTAGAGCGTCTTGAAAAAGAGCGCGAAGAACAAATGAAAGCCGTTGAAGAAGCTCTCGGTTGTGGTATTGCCCAAATTGTAGACAACTACGATGGCAGTTATTCAATCGTTGGTGTAGAACTGCCAGATGGTATGCTTGACGGTTGTGTGATGGCAGGCTTGCAAGAGCGCAGTAGTATGGAATTTGAAGAAGCGTGCGACCGCGCTGGTGTGGGCGATAAAGACTTCATCAAACTACATGGAGACCACTAATGGAATTTCAGAAGAAACTAAGGACCCTGATTAAGGCTCGCAGTGGCCTTCTTTGGGTCTCAACCAATGAGGAGTTCCGTGGGGAGATTCTCATTCGTCAAATGGCAAACACCCTAAAGGAGAAAGGAAAACCCTATAACCTTTATTTTTGGCGCGTATCTACTGGTCTAACCCCAATTGACCAGGGTAGCGTGGACAATTCAAGTCGTGGTTGGCGCTCTGTTCGGAAAGACTTAAGCAACCCAAAGAAACTTGTTCAAGACATTCACGACCAATTTGACAATGGGCCAGCAGTCATTGTGTGTGAGGATTTTTCACCTTACATTAAAATTCCCGAGATCATGCGTTACCTAAAAGACATCTCCCGTAAAGCACAGGGAGCAGGCAACGTGAAAAATTGGGTCCAAATTATTGTGTTGGACACAGAGCCTTGCCCCCAAGCCAACTTCATCAATGTTGATTTACCCCTACCAGAGCGTGACGAAATTGAGACCATCGTAAATGGTATGGTCGGTGCTGCCCCAGAAACCGTCAAAGATGACATCGAGTTAAACGGAAACTTCAGTGCAGTTGTTGACTCCCTTCAGGGGCTAGAGGCTGCACAATGTCAACAAGCAATGGCACAATCCTTGGCTGAGGTTAAAAGGATTGATCCAAAAATGCTCATTCAAGCCAAGAAGTCTCTAATCTCTGGGAGTGCGGCAATTACATGGATTGACCCAGACCCCCGTGGCCTTGATGGGGTGGGTGGGCTCGAGCCTCTTAAAAAGTATCTACTTACACGAAAGAAGTCATTCCGCTTTGCAGATCGTTCAGACCCAAATGCTCCACCAATGCCACGGGGTATTCTAAATGCTGGTATTCCTGGCACTGGCAAGTCCCTAGTAGCAAAGACAATCGCTACAGCTTGGGAAGTCCCATTGCTTTGGTTCAATGTCGGCCGAGTGTTTGGTGAAATGGTTGGCCAGTCAGAGAAGGGCATTGAGTCTGCTCTTAAGGTTGCAGAAGCCCTGAGCCCCTGTATTTTGTGGATCGATGAAATTGAGAAAGCTTTTGCTGGCACTGAATCTTCTGGCCGTAGTGATGGTGGTACGACTGCGAGGGTGTTTGGTAGCTTCCTCAAATGGCTAAACGACAACGACAAGCCAATCTACGTCGTAGCCACCGCAAATGAACCAGACCTTATGCCACCTGAATTCTTTAGGTCTGGTAGGTTCGACAAAATTTTCTGGGTCGATGTTCCCAACGAGGTTGACCGCAAAGCAATCCTCGAAGTGTTGCTTGAGAAAAATAACCTGCAAGATAAAAACATTGACGCCGATGAGATTGCAGCTAAAACAGCAAACTTCACTGGTGCAGAATTGGAGCAGGCAATTCTTGAAGCCCGCCAAGTTGCCTACGATGAAGATGAAAGAATTGCTACTACAAAAGATATCCTAGAAGCCAAGAATGACATTAAACCTGTCATCATTGGTTGGGGTGAAGGCCAAACCCTTTCCAGGGTTCGCAATTGGGCTAGAGACGCTGCGGTTCCAGCTAACAGTCCAGAGACAGCATCCTTTGAAGATATGACAGACGGTTCTTACGCTCGTACAGTTGATATGGGCGATACTTCAAACGACAGTTCCGGCGCAAACTAAGGAGAAACCAGATGTCTCTAGATGTTCAAAAAATTAAACCATGTCTATTGGTTCTACCCAAAGCCCAAGTCAAAGGTTGGGTGAAGTACACAAGGGGTGATGTAGAAGTCAAACCCTACCTAGAAGGCGGTGAGCATTCTCAATGGCCTGTTGAGAAAACAGTGTCAGATAAGGATGAATTCAAAGCGGCTCGTGCAATGGCACGACGCGCTAAGAAAGCAATTGAACGCCTTGGGATCAAAACTGAAATTGGTGTCTTCGTTCCATACGATCTAAGAGACCAAGTACGTGCAATCGAGGAAGCTGCCTCCGAAGAGATGGCAAAGTTTAGTGAAGATGCTGAATTCGGATTTGTTCGTTTGAGAATTGGCGTTTTTGAGGTTCAGGGTGAGAACCAAACAATGCTCGACGTTGCAATGGACCAAGTCAGAGAGAATCTGGCACTATTAAAGGAATCCATCAAAAAGGCAGACTACCAGGGTATTCGCAAAACCATCAAAAAGATGAAAGGTTTTGAAGAGATCTTGCCCGAGGAACAATCCAATAAGATTGGTACTGCTATCGAGATGGCCAAAGAGCAAGCCAAGCAAATTAGGGCAGACCTCGAGAAATTCAGTATTCCCCTTGAGAAAGTCCAAGAACAAATGAACACTGTCACTGTTGATATTGCCCGCTTTGCAATGATCGACCCCGAAGATGAGCCAGATGAAGACATGAAGCAAGCCAACGACTTTGCCGAGGCTATGTATGCTCGTACCGTTGACATTGAATAATAGGACCAAGCATTACAGTCCTTTAGCAATAATTTGTAATAAACATTTAAACCCGATATAAATATTAAGCCCATAACCCAAACAAGGAGCTAACGATGATTTGCACAAACTGTGAAGCTAACAAGAACATGACTGCAACCGTCACCACGGCAGACCCCACAAACATGCGTCCCATTTGGGAATGCCCTTCCTGCAAGACCCGGCGCCCAGTCATTGAGGACCAAATGGAGGAATGGAAAACCACCTTTGACAACCCCCGTGGTGACAGCCAGCACAAAAATCCCGACTCTGAGGTTGGCACTCAGGTTAGGGTTTGTGTCAACCATTATCTGAATATTAACGACAAGACTGCTGCCCAGCTTTATCGTCACCTTGGAATGCAGCCTTATTCCTGGTATCGATTCTTTAAAAGCAAGGGTGGACCTCGCATTGACCGTTGTCTGCAAATTGCTGACTTCTTTGGTATTGAATTGAAAGACCTGTTTATCCCAATGCCTTCTACTGTTGCCACCGAGGAAGTCGAGGAGGGTTAATACCTATACCCTAGGCATGGCCACGCGCGAATATAATACTGAACTACTACGTAGTAGTAGTGAACACTGTATAGTTCTTATAACTAATAGTAATATATAGTGATAACTACGTAGTAGGTAACGAAGATGTGCAAAAATCAAACAAAAGTCGCTGCGCGACTTAAGACAAGCAATCAAAGATTGCTTTGATTACACACACTTAGGATGTCACATGCCACTTTTTAAGTACTCCCAAATCAGAATAGGGCAGTCTTATGGTGTAAAATCCAAGGCAAGAACGGTGATTGGGATTCATGGATCCATCTACACACACATTGGATTAGCAACTGAAGGTGACCCATGCCTAGGGTCAGATAACATTGTTGTCTGGAGGGGAAAGTATAAAAATCCATTAAGGATACACCGTTGTCTTGCCAGTAGTTTTGCACAGTGGTATCGTAATCACCTCAGAAAGAGACGTTCCACTGTTGCCAACCAATCCAAAGAGGAGAAGTAAAATGACCCAGCAAACATGTGACTACTGTGGTAAAAGAGAAGTGTTCTTTGACACTTACCTTTTCGGTATCGGTATTTGCCTCCCTTGCCTCAGAACATTTAGGGCAATTGAGAAAGATGAACGTAAACGTAAATTGTTCTATGTAGTTGCTGAGGAAGTTACACAACATCCACGTAATTATCACCAGTTGAAGGGACAACAGCGAGCCAAATTTCTAAAGCAAAGACAAACCCCACAAGATTCTTTAGATGTCCTTTCTCAGATAGGAGACCAGTTGATTGCAGTTCGTAAGAGAAATGACAAAATAGAGTACGATGTAGCCAAGAAAAAGCAAGATGAAGAAAAAGCCAAGAAGGTTAAAGCTAAGAAAGTTGTAAAAGAACAAGTCGTTCAATCTAACAAAAAAACCAAAGCAGATTTTACCTATGGAAAGATTACCGTTGGAGCCCTTTATGTCAACGGTAATAAGAAGCGTCTTGTGATTGGTGTTGACAAGAAAAGCCTTAGTCACCACCCTAGTCATGCCAAGGAAACCATCTATTGGTGTAATAAGAACGAAGAAGAGATTCACAAGTGTCGTGCCAAATCGTTTGCTGATTGGTTTAAAAGATGACCCTTTACTGCTGGGTCTGTGGGGAGGATCTTGTTCCGAAAGGTGGGCTGTTAGAGTGTCCATGTTGTAAGGAGACTTTTCCAGAGAGTCTCTTTTACACAAAATACTGTGACGCATGTGGTCGTAAGGCAACATTGTCCAATCAACTGATCGGTCATGACGATCTACTTTACACCTGTGCCCTCTGCAATAGAATGGATAAGATGGTGCAAGAAGGCCAGCTAGACAATACTGTAGCCCAATCCATTGTTACAGACCACCATGTGCAGTCATGAAGGGTAGAAGCCTATATTCAAAGCATGGTGGGCCACCGTGCCCCAAGTGCGGCGCAGCCATGCACCTATACGACTACCCTGAGGCCCCTGGCTTGCTCCAGGTGTGTTCTAAATGCAACCCAAGCCCCAGCGCCCCAAGTAACAAACCAGACAGCTTAAACAGCCCCATAGTGCCCAAGGAAGCAAGTCCAATGGCCCACTCCAAAGACAACCACGTAAAACTTACAATCGACACTTCTGATGCTATGAGTAAATTGGATGAACTTAACAGTGCAA